TGAACGATTGCACGAATAGGATCGACGTACATGATCTCAACACAGTCAGACGTACGGCAAGGAATTTGAATGAACATTCAATAAAACAAAGTGAACAATGAATGCGTCCGTGGTGACGCAATGCAGTGGCAGGGACTCGAACCCTGCATAGTAGTACACCTGTACCACTACAGCCATGAGCAGTTGTGCGTGTGGCTCCGCTGTCTATGTGTAAACATCTACCACACCTCCCGGTCAAGTACCCATGCCGGTTGTCGCTACCCACCAGTTGATCTGGAAGCGGTGTGCTTATTCGGTTGTCGAGGTGCGATGGACCAAACATAGCACCACTGCAACTGTTGCAACTGTGCAAACTTGTATCAGGCTGTACAGTCACAAGGTCAGAGCCATTGGCAGGGCAGCAATGATCAGTTGTACTGATGTGTCGATTAGTTCTGCTTATGTCAGCAGCAACCTAGTCATAGCAACGGATCTCAGCGATGTAACAGAGGGCGCCACAGATCACGCGTCACAGAAATCGCGAGACCAACTACCGCACGCTCATATGCGCACGCTTTTCTTTTAAAACCCTAGTTGTTTCCGTTAGTTTGTAGATCTAACGCGGCCATGGACCACCCCCCAGGGGGAAAATGCGTCCCGCTATAGCGTAAATAGGGCTGAAACATTTTTGTCATTTTTTTGGTCCGGTATCAAGATGACACATTCCTGCACTTCTTGAACGTCATTTATAGATTGTATGACGTATTTACCAGGACCAACATTAACAAAGCCTGCTATGAGGCCACCCAACACGTATTCACACATAACCAAGTGCCTCAGAGACCAAAGGAAACTGCTGAATAAGCAGTTCTTTACATTCTTTAGCGATAATCTGATGCTCTAACTGAGTACCATTATCACAACGAAGCTCACAATAATGAATCCAACTACGAAGGGTTCCATTCATGTACATTTTTGTAGGAATTGACAAGGGAAGTACATCACGAGCACATTCTTTAGCGACACCAGCTTCAATCAATTCATCATAAAGGATCATTGACTGATCAAAGATAAACTGAGCTTTATGTTGTAGTTGTTGTTTAGTATTTAAGTCAATGTCATCAATACTGTTTTGTCTATTTTTAGTATCTTGACGACGGAGATCAGGGATTAGAGGAGAATCTATAACCTGAGCATAACGCTGACTAAACTCTTGAAAAGAGAAGCTACGATGACGAAGAATTTGTGCGGAGATACTACGTGTTGTATGTATTTCTACGCACATGTTAACCATTTCAAATGGTGACCAATGTTTGTGCTTAATCAAGTAAGTAATAAGCTTACCACTGGTCTCAATGTTACCTTGATTAGCAGGATTACTTACACGTGCCATGTAAGCAACGAGGTTATCACCATCAGGAGTGGAGTGTATTAGTTTTACTTGTGACATAGGTGGTAAACAAAGAGTTGATAAGTAGAAACACAAAGCGTTTCCAAAATCAACCGGGAGTTAGTACAAGATAAATAATACAATGTGTCTTTTGTTTATCTTGTCTTTGGGCGGTACTTACAGAATGTCCGTCTCACTTCGTTCGACCTGGACATTAATAAAGGGGATGGTTTGTCATCCCCAAAGGTACAGGAAGTCGAGTCCACCCTTCTCTTCCCCCTGTATACGGGTCGGACCGCACTAAACCCAGGTGGGGACAGGCTTTCCGCCTGCATTACCTCTTGCTTGTCTACGTTGGTCAATATTCATACCAAAGACCATATGATTAGCAGCAGCTTGAGGGTTATCAAGCCATTCATCCATCATGTCATTCCAGTCTTCCATCTTACGTTGTTTGACTGATTCATGAGCAGAGATAGCAAAAGCATCAGTAAAGTATTTAACACCTTGAGCTAAGCAGTCAATTCTGTCATCATGTTTAACGGCACCTTTTTCACGACACATGCGTGACATTTGATAAAAGAGCATATACATGAGACGTCTTTCTGGAGCTTCATCAGGATTAGATTTAAAGTCCCATTCAATAACTGATCTGTCTATAACAAGCCGGTGTTGGTTAAGTACAGGCTCAAGGCTGTCAATGATTCGGTCTTCTTTGCGTACATTGGCACGGACCTCTTCAACATCAATGGCTTGATGGGTCTGCTGTAGGTGTTTTTTAAACAGTTCTGCAACAATACCATCACCAAAGTTAGTTTCAATAACCAGTTTTGTAACTGCATATTTTTTACAACCTTTTAGGATGTCGAGAAGAGTTGTATCGGAGTACCCGTCTCTGTAAGCTCGCATTGAGTGCAAGTACAAGAAACCGTTGCGTTGCGAGATATAAGCTGCTGTCGTTTCATCAGTGCCACGACCCGACGGGTCAATTGAGCAGATTGTTTCTTGGTAAGGTAACCATTCTCCTTGTAGTTGCATTGGACTATAGAAATAGTCTCCAGGTAACCCAACAGTTGGGAGGTCTTTGATGACGTTTTTGGGATCTGAGCACCAAACAACGGAGTCAGGAGCAGTGGCAGGGTTAACAGAGGTAACAATAAGATCAGCACATTTAAGCGGGAATTTTTCAGCATCACTGAGTGTTGTGTCTAATTGGAATTGCAACATGAAGTTGCTACGACCCATAGAAGCTTCACGTTCTAAAAGATCTTCATCGGTAAATCGGTCTGGATCTGTGACATCCCAAGATTCGGCGCCGTTGTCAATATCGGCTTGGAGTTGAGGAGCAATGAGCCCTTCGTAGTTAGAAAGAGACCTTGGGATGCGGGCTGGCCACACGAATGGGCGGTAATTCCTTTCTGCCAACTTCCGATAGACGGTGAAAGTTGTCTGAGGAGTACCGAGATACATAATTCTGGAATCATTATTCGGAGTTAAAATAGATTCAGCTTCAGTACACAACTGAAGTAATTTTTCACGCATAAATTCCGTCATCGAGTTACCAGGAACTTCGATGTCATCCAGAATCATCAGGTCAGCACGGCTACCAGTAAGTTGACCAGTGATTCCCACTGATTTAACAGACGGAGCTTGGTGAGGACTGCAATTAACGTCAAAAGATATGCGGGACCAACGGGCGTCATCAGATTTAGGACGCAGATGAGTAAGCCAGGGTGTTTCAATGATCAGCTTTTGTAGAAAGATGGACATGTTGTCTGCACGTTCTTTAGAAGCTGAGATAATCATGATCTTCTTTTCTGGATTATTAAAAAGCGTCCAAAGAACAAACGCGCCAGTAATCCAAGACTTACCGACTCCTCGGAAGGCTTGAATTTGTAAACGCTTAGGACCATTTTGTAAATAGTCAGCGATAGCGTATTGAGCACGTGTTGGGGAAGGAAGTTCAAGCTGCTCCCACAGTGCTTGTAAAAACAGCTTGAAATCGGCCTGTAAGGCGTCTAAAACATTGGACATATAGATTCTTACCTAAGTGGATAGTAAGAGGCCTTCTAGCGGCTCATAAGCTGCTCTGAGACGTCAATAACCTCATCGACTAGACCAGCTTTGTTAGCGATAAATTCTGCAGGTGCAGCGATAGGTGCTCCAACACCTGTTGAAACAGCAACATCACTTACGAAGTTACCACCAGTTTCAATAGCAGATGCTAAGAACTGAGCGCCATTTGGAATGTTAGGTTGGTCAATTAGTTCTTTTAGGCGTTGACCAGTGTTGTCTGCAGAAAAAGCAGTGCCTGCAAAAGGAACAAGATTTTTTGCAGTACGTTCACCCGCTTTGGTGACAACCTCACGCATAGCATTAGCACCTTCTTTCCACGCTTTGGACTGCATAAATGAAGATAATAATACAGCCTCTAGGTCAGCGTCATTACGAACATCTACACCAGGCAGAGTATCAGGATTTGCAATAGGATCAAAATATTTTTTACTAATTACTTTAATAGATTCCTTAAGAGGATTATTAACAGCAGCATAATCCTTGCCAACGGCTTGTTTAACTTTGTCTTTAAAACGAGCATCAGATTCTGAGACAATCAATTTATTGTCAGGATCACCAGGAGCACCAGAGGTCATTGCCTGGGCATCATCTTGATCAGCAATGTGCTCGATTTGTGACGGCTCTAGTCCGTAGAGGGCAGCTTCTCGATTTATTCTTTGTTTTGTGGATTCAAGTTGTTTGGCTTCTTTTGCTGCTAAATCAGTAGAGGTAGTGTCAAACTTCCGTCTTTTGGAACCCTGACCAACTTTATCACCTGTTCTAGGTTTTGCTTTACCTTTGTGGCTAGTCCACTGCCCTTCAAAACCAGCTTCATGAGCTGCTTGAGTCCAAGTAAGTTGAGGATTATTCTTTTTTATTTGGTTAATAGCGTCATATTTGCTAGCCATAAAAAAAGCCGCCCCTTTCGGAGCGGCAGGTATAAGGTTGTCTTAGTGCAATTATTGAGTATGTTTAGCTAGTACATATTCACGCAGACGGTTAACGCCAAACGTTGTACGCATAAACTCTAAGTAAGGTTTGCTTGCCTTTTTCTGATTACATTTTTGACAGGCTGGTACGATATTTGAGGCGATGGTTTCGCCACCAGCACTGCGAGGAACAACATGATCGAGAGTAAGATTAGATAATTCATAAGTCTTTCCGCAATATACACATGTGCAGTCAAAATGTTCTTTGAGGGCTTTACGCCACATCTTTTTAGACATAGAACTGTTCATGGTAATTAAGTTGTAAAGGTAATGTTCAGGGGTAGGAAGCAAAGGAGTCATTAGGCTCGGTATCGTTTGTTATTACCGTGACCATTACGTCCACGGTTAATCTTCATTGATTCTCGTTTAAGACGACCTTTGCTGTCATGTGACATGTCAGGTCCGCCTTTGCCATAGATCCCGGCTTTACGCCGTGCCTTATTTAGTTTTGATCGGTATGCTGATTTACCAGGTTTTTTGTTATATGACCGCATGTAGCTGCGGTGTTTTTCAGCAGCCTCAGGATTAGCTGCATAGTATTTAGACGTCTTACCTTTTTCCATAAAGGCGGTTTTGTACCAGCTCAGGGTCTACTTTTGGCATGAGACTTGCTAACTTATCTAGGGGTGTACCTTCGACAGCAACACCAGATATGTCGTTTTTATAAAGCCAGTCACAGGCTGCTTTTAAATCTTGTGCAGTAGCCTCGCCACTCTTGATTCGTTTTAAGAATTCAGAAGTGACGAGGTTATGTAATTCGTTGAACTGATCTTCAGTTGCTTTGCTTTTTTGCACTGGGTTTTTTGGTCCGTTCTTGGATTGGTTGACGGATTTCATAACGTTGAGTACCGGGTTCGTTGTAAAGCCTGTTAAGTGCCTTATCTGCAGCTTCTTTGGAACCAAACGTATCGATAACTTCCTTAGTGGAAAGATCGACTAGATTAAAGGTCATTTTTTAAGAAGATTAGCCCGGATAATATCAACAGCTTGGTCATCCAGATTGTTGTCAGTACGCTGAGCCAGGGCTTCAAGCATGTCAATGATAAGTTTGTGGACTTTTGCAGAACCAAGGAGGTTGAACAGAATAGGACGGATAAAAGAAAGAATCATGATTTTAGGGTAAGTTGATCGAGTTTGTTTTCAATACGAATCATATGATCTTCTACTGATTTGATAATTGCCGCTAGATCAGTTTTGGGTACATACTTCTCAGCGATGCGGAGTTCAACTCCATCCACACGCCGATCCATTTCTGACAAACGGTCATGAACGTAATTAATACGGTTGTGTAGTCTGTTTGTAATGCTTGCCATCCCAGCTAAAGCAGCCAGGGTAGCTGTAACAGCGGCTTCAATGTACATAATGAATTAATTAGAGGACCAAGGAATTCCAGTGGCTTTAGTAGGCGTACGTTGCTCATCTAGTTGAGCTTGCAATGCTGTTTCAATAGAAGAGACAGACTCTGAGCCGAGTTTTTCGGTGACCCAATTAACAACAGTATCTTCAGTAAGCTCCGAGTAAGGGATTAGAGTATCAGGGCGATCCAATCCGACAGAACCGTAAGCACCCGAAGAATAAGTATCGTTTTGTGCATCAACACGGTAATGGACTCCAAAGACATAGCCATCAACAGTCTGACGGTCCAGTTGATTAATTTTCCAAGTAAAAGTAGTCATGATAAAAATAAAAGGGGGACTTGTAAATATAAATGCCCCATGCGGACACAGGGCGGTAAACCGTTAGTGAGTAGGACTACTGGGCTTCAAGGGCAGC